ATATTGTAGACATTGATGGTGCTGTAAATATGGCAACTACTGCCCTTGTTACTGGTGTTCTTACTACAACAGCAGCTACAGTTTTTAATGGTGGGTTTGCTAGTAATGCTGACTCTACTATGGGTACTGATAAAAAAGTACAGTTTCGTGATGCTGCAATTTATATAAGTTCTAGCACTGATGGGCAACTTGATCTTGTTGCAGATACAGAAATTCAGATAGCCGCAACTACTATTGACATTAACGGAGCAATCAACGCTAGTGGCGAAATTATTGCAGCTTCGTTAGATATTTCAGGCAATGCTGATATTGATGGAACTTTAGAAACAGATAATTTAACTATCGGTGATGCTCAAGGTAGTGATGGACAAGTCTTAACTTCTACAGGAAGTGGAGTAGGTTGGGAAGCAGGTGGTGTTTCAACAGGTAAAGCCATAGCTATGGCTCTGGTTTTCGGATAAACTTATAATTAGGAGAAATAAAATATGGCAAATCCAAATATAGTCTCAGTCACAAGTATATATGGAGGTAATGCAGGTTGGAATTTATCTGACACGCTGACAGCTACATTATTGACAGTAGACACACACAAAATAGTAAAAATAAATAGCATTATATGTAGTAATGTAGATGGAACAAATTCAGCAACACTAAACTTATATGTTGACGGTATGGGTTCAGGTGCTTCAGGAGTTACAACTACAGGTGCAGATGCTACTATTTATATAGCTAAAACAATAGCAGTTCCAGCAGACGCTACTCTAGTTTTAATAGATAAGAATTCATCAATATATCTTATGGAAGCTGATGTACTTAAAGGTGGAGCAAGTGTAACAGGTGACTTAGATTTGTTTGTATCTTATGAAATAATAGATGACGCATAAGGAGGTATTTAATTATGGCTCATTTTGCAGAACTTAATAGCAGTAAGGTAGTATTACAAGTAATCGTAGTTTCTAATACAGATGTTGATGCTAATGGCGGTGATGAAAGCGTAGCAGCAGAAAATTTTGTAGCTACTATTGTTCCTTATGGAACAGGCGGAGCATCTTGGAAACAAACTTCTTACAATAATAATTTCAGAAAACAATTTGCAGGTATTGAATATACTTATGATTCAGCTTTAGATATGTTTATTCGTCCTAAACCTTATCCTTCATGGTCATTAGATTCTAGTGGCGATTGGAACGCACCAGTTACTTATCCTAATGTATCTGAGATAGGTGGTTTAACAGTATTTATTACATGGGATGAAGATAATCAAAGATGGCTAGGGTCTACTTGGTCTGGTAATGAAAGGAACACAGGAGATGAAACCAATTATAGGTGGGATGCTTCTGGTTTAAGCTGGATTGCTTTATAGGAGAAAAATATGGCTCTTTCTAATGGTGGTGTAATTGGAACAGATAATGACCCTACAACAGCAGTTAAAATAACAAGTTTTACTTCTTCTGGTACTTTTAATCCAGTAGACTCTCAATGCAATCTTTTAGTAGTTGCTGGTGGCGGAAGTGGTGCTTATGCAGGAGGTGGTGCTGGTGGCTATAGAGCTATTAATCCACATCCCTTACCAGGAGCTGCTGTTACAGTTACTGTTGGAGCTGGTGGTGCATCAGTAAGTCCAATGGGTCAAGCAGCCTTACCTGCATCTTATGCCGCTAACAACGGAAGTAATACAGTTTTTGCATCAGCAACACCAATAACTTCTACAGCAGGTGGCGGTGGAGGTGCAGGTTTTACTCCTCAAGCTCCAGATATTTATCCTATGCATGTTGGTAAAACTGGTGGGTCTGGTGGTGGTTCTACAGATGGAGCTGCTGGTGGAGCTGGTAATACTCCTCCCACAAGTCCTTCACAGGGTAATGCAGGTGGTGCTGGTTCTGGTCCTGTTCCGAGTACATCAGCTCCCAATGGCGGAACTGGAGGTGGAGGAGGTGCAAGTGCAGCTGGAGCAAATGTTCCGAGTACATCAGCTGGTGGGACTGCTGGTGGTGCTGGTTCTCCTAATACGATTTCTGGTTCAGATGTAACTTATGCTGGCGGTGGTGGTGGATGTGCAGTAAATAGCCCTGGAGCACCTTTTGCTGCTGGTGCTGGCGGTACTGGTGGTGGTGGACAAGGAGGATTAGCTTCAAGTTATGGCAATGGTCCTCCTTTAGGAGGTACTGCTTCTCCTGCTCCAGTAGGAGTACCACGAGGAAATGGAACAGCAGGAACAGCTAATACTGGTGGTGGAGGCGGAGGTGCTTCTTATAGTTATAATGCAGATCAACCTTCAGGTGCAGGTGGTTCAGGAATAGTTATTGTAAGTGAACCAGCAGGAACATGGACAGCCAGTGGAGTATGGAATATGCAAGATCAATACCAATATAAACTAGATGGACTTTGGTTATGAGTAGATTAATAGGTTCACAATATACAGTTACTGCAGGTCGACTTATCACTTCTTTTACTTCATCGGGTACTTTTACTTCTGGTGCTAAATCAACTGCTGCTAAATATTTAGTGGTAGCAGGTGGTGGCTCTGGTGGTTCTATTCATGGTGCTGGAGCTGGTGGAGCAGGTGGTTTCCGTACATCCACAGATGACAGCTTTCCTATTAGTGCTTCAACAGGTTATCCAATTACAATAGGAGCTGGAGGTGCTGCTGCACCAGCTGCTGCAGGTACTCGCGGTACTTCTGGTAGTAACTCGGTTTTTTCTTCTATAACTTCTGCTGGTGGAGGCGGAGGCGGAGGTAATTGGATGGGAGCCTACGCAGACGAGTTTCTCGGCAGAACTGGTGGGTCTGGTGGTGGACATTCTAATAGTGGTAATGTTCCTTCTAGTCCACGAGCAGGAGCTGCTGGAAATACCCCTCCTGTTAGTCCTTCACAGGGTAGTGCTGGTGGAGCTACTCCTCCAAATTCTGTTTCTGGTCAAGGAGGTGGAGGTCATACTGCTGCTGGTGGTGGTGGTGATGCAGGTCCTGCAGGTCCTTCCGTTCCAGTTCCTGCCAGAATAGGAGGTCAAGGTCAAGGTGGTGCTGGTGGTGCTGGAACAGCCTCTTCTCTTTCAGGTTCTCCAGTAACTTATGCTGGAGGAGGCGGAGGTGGTGCAGGTAACGATGCTATTGGTGGTGTAGGTGGAGCAGGTGGTGGAGGAGCAGGTGGAGGATATGACCCAGATGGAGCATCTAATCTAGGTCCTGGTCGAGCTGGGACAGCCAACAGAGGTGGTGGTGGTGGTGGTGCTCAATCTCCAGCAACCTCATCTGGTGCAAGTGGCACAGGTGGTTCAGGAGTAGTTATTATTGATGAAAATGGTGGTAGTGTTGCTGCTGGTGGGGTATGGAGTATGAAACAAGTTTATAAACAATTAGTAGAGAATGATTGGGTATAGTTTATGAATTTAAAATGGTACTACTGGTACTTCCAATCAGTAGTGCCAGAAAAAATATGTGATGACATTATAGAATATGGCTTAAGCCAAGAAAACCATACAGCTCTTACTGGTACAGGAATAGCAAAAGAACCCCCAACTAAAGAAGAATTAAAGAACATACAAAAGAAAAGAAAATCAGACATAGTGTGGATGTCTGACACATGGATTTATAAAGAAATACAACCTTATATACATGACGCAAATCAAAGAGCTGAATGGAACCATGAATGGGATTTTTCACAAGCTTGTCAGTTTACTGAATATAAGAAAGGACAATATTACGATTGGCATTGTGACGCTAATGAAATACCTTATGATGAACCAGACGATAGTGACCAACATGGAAAAATAAGAAAACTATCCATGACTTTAAGTTTATCAGACCCAAAAGACTATAAAGGCGGTGACTTGGAATTTGATTTTAGAAGTACCGATACAGGGAGTCAGCCACAAATTTGTAAAGAAGTACGACCTAAAGGAAGCATTATTGTGTTTCCTTCTTTTGTTTGGCATAGAGTGAAGCCAGTTACCAAAGGTATAAGACACTCTTTAGTGTGTTGGAATGTAGGACAACCCTATGTTTAAAGTTATTAAAAATGCCATATCAGAAGAATTAGCTAATTTTTGTTATCAATACTTTTGTAATAAACGAGCAGTTGCCAGATTATTGTTTGATGAAAAGTATATTTCCCAAGTTAATACAGATTTTGGAGCTTGGAATGACGAACAAATACCAGAAACTTATAGTCATTATGGCGATATGGTGATGGAAACATTACTCCAAAAATTAAAGCCTTTAATGGAAAAAGAAACCAAATTAAAGTTAAATGAGACTTACAGTTACGCTCGAATTTATAAAAAAGGGGATGAGTTAAAAAGACACAAAGATCGGTATAGTTGCGAAATTTCTACTACTATGCATTTAGGTGGAGAACAATGGTCTATTTTTTTAGAAGGAAAAGAGGTTAAATTAGAGGTAGGCGATATGTTAATTTATAGTGGCTGTGAACTAGAACATTGGCGAGAACCTTTTTTTGGTGAGAATTGTGGTCAAGTATTTTTACATTATAATGACGCAAACCAAGAAACAGCAGAAAAGAACAAATTTGATGGCAGACCTATTTTGGGTTTACCATCTTGGTTTAAAGGTTATAATAAATCAAATGGTTAAAAAGACAGTAATGGAAGTATCTGCGCATTTAGAAAAACACGAAGCGGTTTGTACTGAGCGTTGGTTAGAGACGATACACCGTATTAAACGATTAGAGTTTTTTGTCATTGCAACTCTTGTCACTTTATTGATGAGTGCAGGAACAATTTTAACAAACCAATTATTTTAAAGAGGTAAACAATGCCTTTACAAAAGTACATATTTAAACCTGGCATAGATCGTGAAGGAACGGATTATTCTAATGAAGGGGGGTGGTTTGACGCTAATTTAATTCGTTTTCGTAAAGGAAGGCCTGAAAAAATAGGGGGTTGGATAAAAGCTTCTTCTAGTACTTATCTTGGAATTGCACGCGCTTTGCACGCATGGATAGATCTCGCTGGAACACGTTATTTAGGTTTAGGCACTAGCAAAAAATATTATGTAGAACTTGGAAGTGTTTTCCACGACATTACGCCTATTCGAGCAACTACCACTAATGGTATTACATTTTCAGCCACTAATGGATCTTCTACTATAACGGCTACAGATTCTAGTCATGGGGCCGTCGCTGGGGATTTTGTAACTATTAGCGGTGCAGTGTCATTAGGGGGTCTAGTTACCGCAGCGGTTTTAAATCAAGAGTATGAAATTGCAACCATACCAAGTGTTAATACGTACACTTTCACAGCAAAAGATACCTCTGGAACAACTGTTACAGCTAATGCTAGCGACTCAAAAATGTAACTATGCACACTACACGGAACCAATTCAAGCTGCCCAGAATATTTATAAAATCCTTTACGATCCATCCAAAAAATACCATTGGGTGTATTAACCGCAGCTTTTGGTCCAATTAGACCTAAACCGTGGTTAATTAAATTAACGCTAAAAGTATAAGGCGGCCCAATAAATTGCATCGCATACAACGAACTGTCCGTCCAAATTAATACTTCTTCTCTTGAAGTTAAACCCCCCACAATTTGTGAGCCAGAAGAAATTCGTAAAGACCCGGCCGTATTGGTTGCCGTAGGCTCCCATTCCGCTAC